AGTAGTGTTCTCCCATACAACAAAACAAATAACAAAAAATATCCAATAAATGAAAATAATGGTATCTCTTCAGGCAAAAAATGTGTCCAAAAAGTATATCAAGTGTGTACCTATATCTACTATTCTGTGTATTTCCCGCCGATTTTTACCTTATTAATCTATGATAAGGATTTTAATCATAGATAAGATGAAAAATATCATCTTTTATTATCATTTTTTTGTTCTTTTCTTGATTTTTTACTTTTTTTTGTGATTTTAACTTTTTTTGTCATTTTTTTGATTTTTTATATTTTTCTCATTTTTTTGTTTTTTTGTCATTTTTTATTTTTTTGATTTTTTGATTTTTTAAAACTTTTAAATAATAATTTATACATTTTTTTGTTGTTTTTCTGATATTTTATAATTTTTTTATCATTTTCATTACTTTATTGAAATCAATTGACAATAACTTAAATGATACTGATTACAATGCTTAACCTAATATGTTAGAAAAATCAACAGAATTGTTATCATTGATCTCAATTTTATATGGTTCAGCATTCTGACCATTCCTCAAATCTTCTAGAAACTCATTTTTCTCATTCATTATCTCTTTGAGCTTCTCATCTTTAATCCTTCTAAGTTCTGAAACCTGGTTCTTCAATTCACCAAGTTTGTACTTATTAGGTAAAGCTTTCTCCATCATCTCTATCTCACTTTGAAGCTTCTTGATTTCACCATCAGCACTAGAGATTTCATTCTCAATGTTGGTATTCAGATTGTTGCTTATAATATTCTGGCTATCAACAAGCTTTTGTAGATTATTCAACATAGCAACTTCTCTATCATACTTACTTTCAGCCATCTTGACAAACTTATTGAAAGTGTAATCTGCTGATTTGCCTTGCAATTCTGGCAATGATCTCCTTGGGAAGTAGAATAGTTGAGCAGGAAATGGAGTATATATTGTTGATTCACCTGGAACTGTAAACCAACCCATATTGAGTTTTGCCATCTTCCCTTTTATCATATCAACTCCACTAACAATTTGACACATCTTGATTTTATTTATATCACTCACAGCAACTTGATGAGTCATGCTGAACTGTATAAATGCTTCTTTGGAACAGTCAACAGTAACTAGATATTTAACTTTTCCAACAACCTTTGCAACATTTTTACCTTTTACATTAGGTGCATGAGACTCAGCATCCATGACATCTCCAAATCTAGTGTCAACCAATGCATATGAAACAGTACCTTTGCATTCATCTGAATAAGGCTGATAATGCAAAATGATACTAGCAAGTCTTACAGCATCAATACCTTTGAGAGTCTTGAGATACTGTGTGATGAGCTTGTAAAACTGAAAGTCTAAAACTGATGTCTTTGGACTAACTACCAGATCTGTCTTGAGCTTAGTGCTTGCCAATCCATTGACAATTGCTTGACTCAGCTCAACATTGCTAGCTCCAGACTCCCATGCAGAAACATCATGAGATTCAACTTTTCCATCAAGCTCTGATGTGTCCAGCTCCATCACTCCTCCAGTAGGTAATGCATAGCTGAAGAATGCAAATGAGAATATTGAGGCATAAAATCTGAATGCCTTCATGTTTCAAGCTTAGTTATGCCAGAAATCTCAGTAATTTAAAAGGTTTTGTTTGAAAGTCAGTTTGTATGGGAGTTCACTACT